ATTGCTCTCTGGTCTTTGCTGACAGGCCCTAAAGGTGGAGAGGTTTACTCTTGCGCGGCTGACAAGGATCAAGCTCGCATCGTGTTCGGTGAAGCCAAGAAAATGCTGGAAGCTGACCCCGACCTTTCCGAGATGGCAAAGATCTACCGAGACGCCATAGAGATCCCATCTACTGGTTCGGTCTACCGAGTTCTATCTGCCGAAGCCTTCACAAAAGAAGGACTGTCACCCACAATGGTGATTTTTGACGAGCTTCACGCTCAGCCTACACGCGAGCTATTTGACGTAATGCAACTAGCCCAAGGAGCGCGAGGTGACCTTGCCACAATGTTCTGTATCACTACAGCAGGGCAGAAGGCTGACAAGTCAGGTCAGGACTCAATCGCCTACGGACTTTATCAGTACGGGCAGAAGGTTGCGCGAGGCGAGGTAAAAGATCCTAGCTTCTTTATGGCGTGGTGGGAAGCAGAAGCGGACGCTGACTACAAAGAGCCGCAGACTTGGAAAGACGCAAACCCTGGCTATGGCGACATCAACGACATTGCAGACTTTGAAAGCACCGTCCTTAGAACGCCAGAGGCAGAGTTCCGTACCAAGCGCTGCAACCAGTGGGTGTCTAGCAACCTGACTTGGCTGCCGTCAGGCAAGTGGGAAGAACTAGAATCCGAGCGAGTAATCACAGCAGATGACGAACTGATCATCGGCTTTGACGGATCCTTCAGTGGTGACACAAGCGTTCTAGTAGGTTGCACCATAGAGAAAGACGGCACGCTGCCACACCTGTTCTTGATCAAAGCTTGGGAAAAGCAACCAGACGACGACAACACATGGCGCGTAAACATCACAGACGTGGAGAACGAGATTGTCAACTTTTGTCAAGAACACCCGAAGGTGCGAGAAATAGCGTGTGACCCTTACCGCTGGCAGCGCACTATGGCCTTCCTAGAAGAAGAACGAGGACTGCCAATTGTAGAGTTTCCGTCAACAAGCGCAGCGCGAATGGTAAAAGCAACGGCAAGGTTCTTTGACGGAGTTATGGAAGCAAAGTTCACACAGTCAGGTGACCCCCTGTTGGCACGACACCTAGACAACTGTGCGCTAAAGATAGACAACCTTGGCCCTCGTATCGTTAAGGAAAACCGTAATAGCAACCGTAAGATTGACGCTGCCGTAGCTGCTGTCATTGCTTACGAAAGGGCTACCATCGGTAGAATGGAAGAAGTAGTGCCACAAGTATTTATATAGGCGGTTATGTTGGCGAATATTTTACAGGTTTCAGGCGCAGTGCTAATTTCAGTAGGCGCGGCTATCGTATGGCTACCAGCAGGTATTATCCTAGCTGGCATTGCTTCAATCATCTTTGGACTTGCATTGGAGCGTAAGTAATGCTGAACAACCTCTTTGAAAAAAGATCTATCAACTTCCAGACTGTCTGGGGTGCCGGTGACATAAACGACACTACAACTCTGTCAGCCGTAGTCATAAACTCTGAAACGGCAATGACAATCAACGCAGTCTTTTCTGCGGTTTCTCTAATCTCTGACACCTTGGCAACACTGCCTATGGATGCCTTCATCCGCACACAAGGTGCAAGATACCCTCTAAGACCTCGCCCTGAGTGGGTACTAAAGCCAGACGTGGACACAACTCGCGAAGCCTTCTACGGCTCTGCAATAGTCTCGCTGCTTCTAGATGGCAACACCTTTATCCGCATCTACCGCAACGATGCTGGCAAGATTGTAAACCTAGTTACGCTAAACCCTACCGATGTAGAGATCAGGCGTAACGGCTTAGGTCGAGTTATGTTTGACGTCAAGGGCGAAGAAACCATGCTTAGCTCAGACGACGTAATCTTTATCCCTGACGTAGTTCGCCCTGGCAGCCTGCGTGGAATCTCTCGCGTAGACGCGCTGAAAGAAAACCTCGGACTTGCCAAGGCACTTGAAGCTTACGCAGCTAAGTTCTTCGGTTCAGGCACACAGACTTCAGGCATCTTGGAGGTTCCTGGCAACCTAAGCGCTGAGCAGGCAAAGGATATGCAAACCGCGTTTGACTCTCGCCACAAGGGTTGGGCAAGAGCGCACAAGACCGCAATCGTTACAGGTGGAGCGCAGTACAAAGCAACCAACGTGCCTAACGATCAAGCTCAGTTCTTAGACAGCCGCAGGATGGCAGTAGAGGACGTTGCAAGAGCCTTCAACATCCCGCCACATCTTCTAGGGCTACCAGGCACAAACACCTACGCTTCAGTCGAGCAGAACAACATAGCCTTTGTTACTCACACACTAAGACCAATAGCGCAAAAGCTAGAAGGCGCTTTGTCAACTCTGCTATCTCAAGAGACTGGTCTAGAAGCTGCCTTTGTAAAGATTAGCCTAGATGGGCTGCTACGTGCCGACATGAACTCTCGCACTCAGTCCTACAGCACGCTATTGCAAGCTGGCGTTTACTCAATAAATGACGTAAGAGCCTTTGAGGACTTGCGACCTATTGAAGATGAATCTGCCAACACAGTTCGTGTGCCACTTGCAAACGTCAACATAGCTGCTGCCGACCTAAGCGTGATGAACCAAAAGGTAGAGATGGCGCAGCAACTTATTCAGATCGGCTTTGTGCCTTCAGATGTAATGGCAAAGCTAGGATTACCAGACATTACCCACTCAGGCAAGGATTCAGTCCAGCTACAAAACGACGGGCTTGAATAATGACTACGGAAAGAGAAACCAATGGCACTAATACCAAACGGCTCAAAGATGCCGGTAACGAACAAGCAGCCCGAAGTAAAGAAGCCAGTCCCAGTAGCGCCTGTCAAGATTGTGACGGAGCCTGTGGAGTCTGTGACGCCAGTAGAAGTAGAATTCAAAAAGAAGAAAAAAAGCTGAAGGGCAACATGAAGCAGAAGATGGAACAGCGCGTAAACGTAGCTGGGTTTGAAATACGCGAGGAAAGCGACGGTATGCACTTTGCCGGATACGCTGCCTTGTTTGACAGCCCATCTCAGCCACTACCTTTTACTGAGCGAATTGCTAAAGGCGCTTTCAAGCGCTCACTCAGCGCTCGCAACGACATAAAGTTCTTGTGGAACCACGACTCAGGCGAAATACTGGGATCTACCCGCGCTCGCACCATGACGCTGAGCGAGGACGATCGTGGACTAAAGGTAGAAGGTATGCTGCCTAACACTTCTCGCGGACGTGATGTTGCAGAGCTTTTGAGGCGTGGAGATGTAGATGCAATGAGCTTTGGCTTTAGCGTCCCCCAAGGTGGGGATACTTGGTCTAACGATGGATCAGAGCGCACCTTGCGTTCAGTCAGGCTTCACGAAGTTTCAGTAGTAGCGTGGCCTGCTTATACCGCAACAGCAGGCACAGTTTCAGTACGCAAGTTTCAGAAGGCTGCTGAGCGTGCAGATGTAAACGTTGAGGCATTAGCAGATGCGTTAGGCAAGCTTGAAGATGGACTAAACATCACTGGTGACGAGCAAGAGATGCTAAACAGAGTCATAACCACTCTTGCACCAGAAGCCAAAACTGAAGCAGTAGTCGAACCTGAAGTAGACTTAGAAGCAGAGCAAAAAGTCGCTCACGACTTGGCAATGCTTGAGCTAAAGAAAAAGAAGCTACAGCTAATGGATAGGAACTAACATGGCAACCAAAGATGAAATCAAGAAGGCAATCCTAGAGGTTGCTGGAAATCCTGAGTCTGGTAGTGTGTTCAACCTTGCAGGCAAGTGGGCTGATGCAATAGTTGCACTAGATACCGCAAAAGTTGACCTAGACGCCGTAAAAGGTGAAGGCGAAGTCGTTCAGACAGCCAAATTCGACAGGCCAGCAAAAGAAACCCGCATAACAAAGGCTGAAGAAACCAGGTAGTCTTACAAGGTATTCAGGCGGGTCCCCCCAGAGTTACACCCCTTCCTCTGGGGGTTTCCTTTGCCCTGTGGAAACTTCTACTAAAATTGAACTATCGGACGTGAGTTAGCTCTGCCGTATTCGGTCAGCGTCAACGCGACTGGTATCTGTCAATTATTACTAAGGAGACTAAAATGTCTGAGTTTATCAAATCTCAGCAGGAACTCCGCAACAACCTCATTACCCAGGTTCGTGAAGTCATTGACTTCGCAGAATCAGAGGCTCGCGGACTTGACGCTGCTGAACTATCAAAGATCAACGCAATCGAAGTTGACATCTCAAAAGCTGACGAGACTATCACTGCTGCAACACGCAGCGAGTCACGCGCCCTAGAAGCATCCGTAGCTGCCAAAGGATTTATTCCTGCGGTATCTGAGGAACGTTCTTCGTCTGACATCTTTCGCGCACTTGCGCTAGGTGAGCAGCGTGGACACACCTTTGAAAGACGTGCAGTTCTCGTGCCTTCTGCAAACACAGTACCAAAGTCGTTCTACGACGAAGTGTTTGACGTTGCTCGCGCAGTAGGACCAATGCTTGAGGTTCCACAAATCATCCAGACAACCTCTGGCGAAGATTTGACAATCCCAACTTTGAGTTCTTATTCCGCAATGACCCTAAAGGGTGCCGGGGCAGAGCTTGACGATGTTGAGCCTACCTACTCAAGCATCACACTACAATCGTTTAAATATGGTGGCATAATCCAAGCCGCAAACGAACTAGTATCCGACTCAGGCTTCGACTTGGGCGCACACTTGGCTCAGCAAGCTGGTAACGGAATGGGTTACGCAGTCAACGAAGCACTAACAGTAGGCGATGGATCCTCAAAGCCAAGAGGTATCGTGACCGCTTCTGGTGCAGGAGTTACCGGAGCGACTGGTGTAGCTGGTGCATTTACTGCTGACGACCTAATTGACCTTCTGTACTCGGTTGATGCGGCTACGAGGCGCAAGCCAAGCTTCGCGCTGATGATGAACACCAGCTCAATCGGTGCTGCCCGCAAGCTAAAAGACACCGCTGGAAACTACCTGTACAACATCTCTCAGGTAGGACCTGGAGGTCAGGACACGTTTGCAGGCTTCAACGTACTAGAGAACCCACACATGGCAGACTCCGCTATTGACGCAAAGTCCGTTATCGCAGGTTCAATAGACAGCTACAAGGTTCGCCTTGCAGGTGGACTAGATGTTGCATCGTCAACTGAGTTTGCGTTCCAGAACGACCTAACCACTTGGAGATTCCTCCTTCGTGTTGACGGCGATCTAACCAGCAACACCGAAATCAAGCACTTCGTTGGCGGCGCAAGCTAATCTGACGAACTAGATCAAGGCCCTCATAGTTATAGGTTGCTATGGGGGCTTTGTCTTGCTTGGCGCATGGAGGTAAACTAGACACATGGCAATTACTGACGGCTACACCACTCTTGCAGAAGTAAAGGCAATCCTTCGCATCACTGACGATGTGGACGATGCGTTGCTAGAAACCTGCGTAGAGGCTGCCTCACGCCAAATAGAAACTCATTGCGAGCGCGTATTCCTGCCGACTACTGCAACAAGAGTTTTTACACCAGATGGTAGCTATGTGGTATCAATAGACGACCTCTCCGAACTTACAACTTTCAAAACATCTTCTGCTGCCGATGGAAACTTCAACATAACCTGGCAGTCAACAGATCTTCAGTTAGAACCCCTGAACGGGCTAACCGGCAGCTCCTACAGCCCCTTCACTAGAGTAAGAGCTATTGGCGACTACGTGTTCCCGACAATAGGTGAAGAAGCGACAGTTCAAATAACAGGAGTATTCGGTTACGGAACCTCTATCCCAGTAGATGTAAAACAGGCTTGCAATCTTTTAGCAATTCGTCAGTTCAAGCGCTACGACAGCCCTCTGGGAGTCGCAGGGTTCGGTGACATAGGTATCATTAGGGTTAGCCGTGTTGACCCTGACATTGAGGCGCTGCTAGGACCTTACCGCAAGATGCGGATGGCCTAATGGCAGATCTGACCACTATAAGAGTGCGCTTAGCCAATAACCTAGCGACGATCCCTGGGCTTCGGTCAGCGGCTGAGATTCCTGACAACCCTACCCCGCCAATCGGTGTTATCAACCTAGAGAGTGTTGATTACGATGGCGCTATGCAGGGCGGTCTAACCACATACAGTTTCGTTGTGACAGTGATCGTTGGGCGAGCAGCCGAGCGTGAGATGCAGCGGAAGTTAGATTCCTATTGCCAGCCCACAGGAAACCAGTCTGTGAAACTTGCGATAGAATCAGATAAGACGCTTTCTGGCGAGGTGTACGATCTACGGGTCGAGCGCTCAAGTGGAATGGGTTCTATAACCATCAACGATCAGAACTATCTGGCGGCTGAATTCACAGTCACCGTCTTGGCATAAAAGGAGAAATAAAATGGCAAAATTCGTAGTAACCGCAACCACAGTAACAATGGGTGGTGAAGATATCTCAACTGCTTGCGCCCGCGCAGAGTTGGTTATTAACGCAGCGGAAGTTGAGACAACGGACTTTGGTTCTGGCGGGTTCACTGAGGTTATCGGTGGGCTTAAGTCTGGAACCCTATCGCTCGACTTTCACCAGGACTTCGGCGTAGACGCTGTATCCACGCTGTTTCTAGATACAGTAGGAACTGTAGTGGTCTTTACACTAGTAGCAGGCAACGGAACAGCAGCCGGCACGGACACGCCTCTTTACACGGTGTCAGCGTTGATTACAAGCTTCACACCCGTGTCGGGGGCAGTGGGCGATTTGGGAACATTTTCCGTATCGTTTCCAACCACCGGTGCCATCACTTACGCTACATCATAAGCAAAGGAAAGTAAAATGCGATTCAACCTATTGATCAAATTCGTAGATGAAACCGAAAAGCTAATCACGGCCAGCACTGCTGACCTAGTTGCCTTTGAGGACAAGTTCAACATTTCAGTCGGAAAGCTTGCCTCTGAGCAGCGCCTAGGACACTTGCTGTTCCTAGCGTGGCACTCAGAGCAGCGCACAAAGTCTACAAAGCTTGGCTATGATGAATGGCTAGACACTGTAGAAGGCGTCGGTGAAAGCGAGTCAGACCCAAAATAAAGGGTCTTGGCGAAAGCTCTGCTCACTGGTATATCGCAGGTATAGCAGTTGAAACAGGCATCTCGCCAAGAGAGCTTATGCAGCTAGACGATCGGATGCTGTGGACAATGTACCGCTGGATGGTTGCAAAGAACACTCCTAAGAAATAAGGAAGCCCCCTCTCCGGAGGGGGTCTTTCTGTTTACGATAGAATTGACCTATAGATAGGTGGTTTACTCTTGGTAGCTCCGTTGACAGGTGTACTTGGCAAGCTTTTCGCCAGCGGTGCGCGTACGGGCTTTGCAAGCACTGCAAACAACGGCGACTTTAATGCAGCCAGCCTGCTTGATTCAAACGGCAACAAGGCAGTACTAGAGCTAAACGATCTAAAGGCATTAGAACGCCAACTGCTGACTCTTGGACCAGAGATGCTTAGAGAGTTCAAAAAGCAAGCAAAGAAGCTTGGTAACCCTGCTGCACAAGCTGTTAGGTATGGCTTCAAGTCTGCGGGAACATTCGGTCCGCTTGGAGGACCAAAGAACAAAGCTGGTCGCACAGGTCGCACCTACGACAGAATGTACACACAAAACGGCAGACTCTCTTGGATGAAATCAAAAGGTATGAGAACTGCGGTTGATGTCAACTACAAGAACAGAAAACAAGGGAAGGCTCTTGCGGATCTACGGGCAGCTAGAGACGGCACTGTATCTATTGTGCGCGTAAGAGTAAGAGCGCCAGCATTTGTGATTGCAGACATGGCGGGCAAGAGCGGTAAGTCCTCAAAGCCTAATGGGATGTTGTCAAGAGAATACACAATCAACAGATACGGCAAAGGCATAAAAAGCAACCAAACCCACCGAATAAGTGCCAGTAACGTAAGGAACTGGATAGAGTCTCTTGACAAAGGTAAAAACAGCTCTGGCGAGCCTTCTCGCTACGCCTACCCAGCACTAGAAAAGCACAGCCCTAAGTTCAAAGCAAATACTACAAAACTTCTGCGATCAACTATAAATACTTTAAATAGGAGGCTTGAGAGCTAATGGCACTTGCACCCATCATTATGCCGATTGTTTCAATCTTCAAGTCGGCAGGAGTCAAATCAGCACAAGGCGCAGTTCAAGGACTTAGCAAGAACTTTGGTTCTCTAGCTGGGCAGCTAGGTAAGGCAGCGGGAGCATTTGCAGCCTTCCAGGGAGTAGCAAGCGCACGGCAGTTCACAATAGATTCGGTCAACGCCACTCAGCAGTTTGAGCGTAACCTGCTTGCATTGCAGCAGACATTTGAAACTGCCACGCCTGGGATAATGCGTTTTACCAAAGAGGTAGAGAACTACGGAATTTCTCAGCAGCAGTCAGCCAAGGCTTCGGTGTTTCTTGGTTCGGTACTAAAGCAGTACGGATTCAGTGTAAGCGAGTCAGCAGATGAAACTACCAGACTCGTAACACTTTCTCAAGATCTTGCAACTACTTATGGATATGAACTTTCAGATGCGCTACTAGCTATCACCGCACTGTTCCGAGGTGAGTACGACCCTATCGAGAAGTTCGGTGTGGCGATGAAGCAGAATGAGATTAACGCTTATCTCACTGCTCAGGGTCTAGGCAACCTAACTGGGGCTGAGCGTGCAAACGCTGAAGCAACAGCGCGACTAACACTCCTGTTTGAAAGAGCTGGGGATTCAGTCGGTGCCTTTGAGCGTGCCTCAGACACCCTGTACGCCTCACAGCAGAAGCTAAACGCAATCATGGGCAATCTACAGGTTGCGTTCGGTTCAGCCTTCCAGGAGCCTCTGGCGAAAGCCAATGAAGCGCTGGCTAAGGTTGCTCAAGAAGGGACCAAGGGACTTGTAGATATTTCCGAAGAATTAGGAAAAGCTATTGAAGGCATTGTTCCAGGTATAGAGAACTTTGCTGGCGTGCTGCTAGAGCTTATCGGACCTATGGAGCAGATAATAGCTCTTGGCGGAGGCGTAGCAAGTGCGCTTGTAAAAATGGTAAATCCTATCCTTGGGCTAGTACGTGGTGCTGGGCAAGATGCCAACGTAGTACTTGACGCCATCGCAGTTTCTGCCCGCAAGTTAGACATAGCGCTCGCAAAGGGTGAAGGGACAGGGAAGTCATTAGCCCGGAAGCTAGATGAAATTACCTTTATAAGGCTAGATAAGGTTGCTTACTGGCTTGGGGGTATTGATAGGTTCCTTGACCGTCTAAGCTCAAAGAACGCCCTAGATACTGCTCTTTTTCCAGATGGAATATTATCAACCGAGGCTCGCAAAGATTCGGCGCTAACAGAGCGCATTGTGGCACAGATGGAAGCTCTTGGTTCTAACGCTGAAAGGGCTGCACGCGCAGTTTCCTACTTTAGTGAAGAACTAAGAATTACTGGCGTTTATAGCGAGGACGCAGAAGGCGCACTAACTGGAGTTGCAAAGGTATTTGACGACATAGACACTGCGGCACGCCAAAGCACCGCAAGCGAAGCGCTTCTAGAGATAGGGTTCTCTGCGGCGCAGATTGAAAAGATTATTACTGATCCCGACTGGGAAAAGATCTTTGGCGACATTGCTAGATTGGCAAGCATAGCCGCAATAGAAGTATCTAAGGTAACAGGATTCGGTCAGGTTCTTGCGGCACAGTCGCGAGCAGCAGCGCTAGAGGCCATTGATATACTTCTAAAAAACGCAGTCGGCACTGCATCTAAGGGCGGCTCTAGTCCAGCCAAAAAGCAGGCAAAAGACTACGTAAAAGACTTCTTTGATGAGATGCAAGATCAGATCATGCAGCAGAGTGCAAGACTGCAACTTGAAGAACTAGGCGCTTCTGATGGACTAATTGGCATGATCCTTGGTCAAGAGGATTGGCTAAAAGTCTGGATAAAAATAAAGCAAGGCGTTATTGTTCTTGACGACCTGCAAGACTCGTTCAACAGAACTGTCGCTGGCGCTGCCGAACTAGCCGCAACTTCTGCTGCCTGGGATGCCTATAAAGAGGCAATTCAGTCAATAAAAGACGAACTTAAAGAAACAATCAAGGGCATCAATGAGCAAGCCGATGCGCTAAAGCTAAGCTTCTCTGACCTCTTACTAACATTTGATGTACTGCCTACTATTGCCGTAGACCTTGGGCGCTTTGAAACCGCTGCCGTATCGCACTTGGCTTCTATTGAGCAAGCACTACAAGCTGCGTTCCGTAACGGCGATCTGTTTGAGGACGGCTACCGCGAGCTACAAAAGTTCGCTCAGCAGGAGCTAAAGGTCTTGCAGGCGGTACAACGCCAACGCGACGACATGGCAAACCGTTATTCTTTGTCAGAAGCACTTATAGGCGAGTACAGAGACGCCCTTGCTGGCGCTATGAGCCTTACAGCAATCTTCAACAGCCTCAAGGATGAGACGGAAACTCGCACCATCACAGAGGTGTCTAGAGGCGTAATAAAGCTTGGCGAAGGACTACGAGAGTTCAACGTTATCGTAACAAAAGAGTACGAACAAACGATAGGTAATGTAACAAACAAAACTGCCGGCTTGCTGGACGGCTTTAAGGCAATGAGCGTAAAGTCTAAGGACTTTGCAGAAAACCTTAGAACTCTCCGTGACATGGGGCTTGATCCTCAGCTATTTGACCAGCTAGTACGCGCAGGTGTAGAGGCTGGCGGACAGACTGCCCAGGCGCTTGTAGACGGCGGCGACGCTACCATTACTGAGATCAGTGCGCTGTTTGCTGAGGTCAACACGCTAGGCGCTGAGCTAGGCGAAGAAGTTGCAGTTACTCTCTACGGCACTGGCATTGATCTTGTTGACGGTTTGCTTGAAGGCATTATGTCCGAGCAGGAAAGGCTAGAAGCCGCCGCTTACGCAATGGCAGAAGCTTTCAACACTGCTTTTCAGGCAACACTAAGCACTGAGATAGGTAAAGTCACTTCTTCACGCGTTGCTGAGGCAACACAAGCAGCCGCAGATGAGATTGCCAAAATACCCGTGCCAGATATGCCAAGAGTCAATCCTGCGCTTGAAGAACTTGACAAACTTATTGCTGGTGCCAACGCTGCTCTAGGCGGCCAACTATCTAGCGTATTTAGAGAAGGTGTTACAGGAAAGCTTGGCGCATTTGAGGCTCTAAGGAAAGACATCGAGAGCGGTTCGGTCAGTGACCTTGGTGGGTTGACAAAGAACCTGACTAGCGCGGACGTTGAATCTATTGCAAGAGGCACTGGCGGTCAAAACGTAAACAACTACTACACCATAGTTTCGCCACCTTCTACAAGCCGTGTAGACAGCTACGCACAAGGTCAGGCAACAGAGTCAGGCATCATTGCCTTCAAGTCTGCAAACAGCGTGCTAACAACAACACCTATAGGCGGATAGCATGACAGCGGCAGCCCCAAAGGTAGAAGTTGGCTTTGACCTTACTGAGAGTTCCATTGGTCCGTTTCTCAGGCTAAACGACCCAGTGGCAGGAAAGCTAAATAGTCCTGATTACCGACTTGGCGGAACTATCTTCTACGACATTACTGACAGAGTGCGCGACATCACAATCTCTCGCGGTAAGCCAAGGCGCTTTGCTGCTTTCCCGGCTGCTGTTGCTAATGTATCTTTCAATAATCACGACAGAGCATTTGACCCGCTCTACATAGACTCTCCGTTCTACGGCAACATAATACCTAGACGAGAAATCCTTATCTCAATCGGCGGCGAGCTTGCGTTCAGTGGTTGGGTAAGTGACTGGAACCTCACTTACACGCCAGACGGCAACTCACTTGCAGACGCTACATCACTTGATGCAACAACAATACTTGCCCAGCAAACACTAGGTGCCTCCACACCGTCCGTAGAAGCCACTGGTAGCCGCATAGCCGCTACTTTAGATGCGCTTGGCTGGTCTGCGTCACTTAGGTCCTTAGACGACGGCACAGTGGACTGTGGCGCTCAAGAGATATCAGACGGGACGGGTGGGCTTAGCTACTTGCAGACTGTTTCTGCAACTGAGGGCGGACTTCTATTTGTAGGAAAAGACGGTCACGTTACCTTCCGGAATCGCAAGCAGTTCCCAAGCTCAGCTACGCTAGTGGTTTTTGACCAAGGTTCTAACATTCCGTACAGCTCAATAGGAATTGTCTACGGCTCAGAGCTTTTGTTCAATCAAGTTGCTATTGCAAACGTAGACGGTGCAACCGTAGTCACAACTGACCAAGCCTCTATCGGCACTTACGGAGCGCGGGAATACTCGCAGACAGACCTGCTGGGAGCAACGGACCAGCAATCTATAGACCTTTCAGTGCATTACGCAGACATCTACTCACAGCCTGAGTACCGCGTAGAGTCACTAAACATAAAGATAAACGACCTCTCATCGGAAAAGCAAGCAGAGCTGTTTGGCTTAGAGATAGGCAGCGTTTGCAAGGTGGACTTCACGCCTAACGGCATTGGCGATGCGATTGAAAAGTTTGTTCAGGTAATCAAAATAGAACACGCAAAGACACCGCAGTTTCACGACATGACGTTATCTTTTCAAGAAGTCAAGTACCTAGGGCTTATCTTGGACGATGCAGTGTTTGGTAAGCTAGACACAGCGAACTTAGGTTAGGGAAAACATGGCAGGATTAGGCAGAAAAGTATTCGCGGCTAACGAGGTTCTTACCGCAGCCGATGTAAACGGCTATCTAATGGATCAGTCGGTTATGGTCTTTGCCGACGCAGCAGCACGAACATCCGCTATTGCAGCCCCCTCAGAGGGCATGGTTGCGTATCTAGAAGATACAAGCGTTTTGTTCTTTTACAATGGCTCTGCTTGGGTTCCTGTAGACACAACAGCCAGCGGACTTGCAAGCATCATCACAGACACCACAACCGCACGAACACTTACTACCGCTGCCGATTCCGGCAAGACAATCTTGTTTACAAACGCAGGCGCAACGACTGTCACAGTAGACGCAAGCACCGACCTAGCAGTCGGCGCAAGGGTAGACATTATCCAAGACGGCGCAGGCGTGGTCACAGTGACCGCTGACGGTGCAACAATCAAAGCCGCAGAAGTTTCAACAACAACAGGCAGTTTTACAATAGGCGCTCAGTATTCAGCCGCTACACTTCTTTGCGTAGCAACTGACGAGTACCGACTAATCGGAAACATTGAGGCGGTCTAGATGAGCTTTATTTTATTAGGAATACTTAACTCGCAGGCTTCGGGCGGCGGACTTACATATTGGCTCTCAACGCTTGGTGGTGCTAGTGGTGACCAAGGCCAATCAGTAGCAATTGACTCCGATAATAATCTTTATGTGCTTGGCTTTCAAGCCTCAACAGGTGCAGGTAGCAATGACTTCTTACTTGCCAAATACAACTCGTCTGGGACTGTTCAATGGCAAAGAATTTTGGGTGGAGCTAGTAATGACCGTGGCTACTCAGTAGCAATTGACTCATCAGATAATGTTTGTGTGTTTGGCTATACAAGTTCAACAGGTGCAGGTGCGCAAGACTTTCTATTAGCTAAATACAACAGTTCAGGGACTATTCAATGGCAGAGAATTTTGGGTGGGGCTAGTAATGATATTGGCTACTCAGTAGCAATTGACTCATCAGATAATGTCTATGTGCTTGGCTATACAACCTCAGCAGGTGCAGGTAGCAATGACTTCCTATTAGCTAAATACAACAGTTCAGGGACTATTCAATGGCAGAGAATTTTCGGTGGTGCTAGTTATGATTATGGCTACTCAGTAGCAATTGACTCATCAGATAATGTCTATGTGCTTGGCTATACAGGTTCAGCAGGTGCAGGTAGCGACTTTCTATTAGCTAAATACAACAGTTCAGGGACTATTCAATGGCAGAGAATTTTGGGTGGTGCTGGTAGTGATTATGGCCAATCAGTAGCAATTGACTCATCAGATAATGTTTATGTGTTTGGTAGTACACGCTCAACAGGTGCAGTTGCTAAACCTGTTCTATTAGCTAAATACAACAGTTCAGGGACTATTCAGTGGCAAAGAATTTTGGGTGGTGCTGGTAGTGAAGAAGGCAACTCAGTAGCAATTGACTCATCAGATAATGTCTATGTGCTTGGTCGAACAACCTCAACAGGTGCAGGACAAGACGATTTCTTGATTGCTAAATACAACAGTTCTGGGACTATTCAATGGCAGAGAGTCTTGGGTGGAGCTAGTGGTGATACTGGCTACTCAGTAGCGATTGACTCTAGTGATAATGTTTGTGTGTTTGGCCATACAGCCTCAACAGGTGCAGGTAGCAATGACTTCTTACTTGCTAAGCTTCCTAATGACGGCTCACTAACTGGCACTTATGTTCTTGACGGCGTGGATATGATTTATGCGACATCAACACTTACTGCGGCTACTAGCACACTAACCGCAGCCACATCATCACTCACAGCAGCGACATCAACACTTACTGCGGCAACCAGCACTCTTACAGATGCAAGCGCATCTCTCACCGAACACTTCGTAGGGATAGGATAAAAATGTTATACATAAACTCAGAAAACGAATACCCGAGACACATTGGAGATGTTCAGCTAACCAAGCCAAGCTTTAACGAGGGCGACGCTCTGCCTACAGGTTGGGTCAAGGTCGAAGAATCAGAGCGACCAACGGCAGGGGCTGACAAGGTAACAGTCGAAGGCAATCCCGAAGAAGTGAACGGCGTGATGACTCAGAGCTGGATAGTTCGTGATTTGACTCAGGCAGAGCTAGACCGCAGAGATGCACCTGCTAACGCCAGAGCAAAGCTGATTGAGCTAGGTCTAACCGAGGCAGAAGTATCCGCACTAGTTCAAGGGTTGGTTCGATAATGCCAGTAGTCTCAACAGGCGTAACAGTAGGCACTTCAATAACCGCAGTATCAGGGCCATTCATTTCTAGCAAGGTTGTTTACTTGCAGTCCGGAACCGAAGGCGCTGCAACTTATGTTGGTGGCGATGATGTATCGGCTGCCAATGGCATCCTGCTAAGCGAAACAAACAACGCTGTATTTCAGACAAACGCGGATGATACTCTTTATTGCATTTCTGATACAGGTGGAGCCGTTGTCAAGGTAGTGGAAGTCAAGTAACCATGTCGGACGAATCAACTTCGGTGCGTATTACTAACGCACAAGTTTATGAGAAGTTGATGGAAGTCAACGAGAATCAAATTGAAATGTTCGCAGAGCTACGGGGCTTGAAGTATCTCCCGGAAAAGGTTGCCAACATGGAGACTCGACTATCCAAAGTGGAGCTAATTGCTCGACTTGTCTACGGTGTCTACGGCGCAACACTGGGAGCAGTGGCAGTCGGGTTAGTGAGCTTACTTCGTGGGTAAAATATACAGACCAAGGAAATCAAAGTGAGACGCTTCTCTGACAGGACAGCCGATTGGCGTCTTGTGTACGACGCTAAATACATAACCTCGCACTATGGCGAGATGAGCAACTTTAGAAAAGCAAACGGTATGCAACCGCACTCAGGAACCGATTGGGCAAGACGGCGAGGCACACGCATACCAGCTATTGCCAAAGGCACGATTCGGTTGATTCAGTTCTCAGAAGTCTTAGGTTGGGTTGTCGTGCAAACGGCGATGGATAAAGACGGCGTTGTTTGGTACTTGGGTTACTGCCACATGGATTCTAAGCCAGGCTATTCAGTCGGGCAGAAGCTCCGCAAGAGTCAGACAGTCGGACTGCTTGGCAACACAGGGCAATCCTCAGGCCCTCACGTCCACGTCACAGCCTCGAGAACGCTCAAGGGCGTGTTCGGTGTCACCTCAGACAAGGTTGACGTTTACAAGCTAATACTGGCAAACCTTAAGCGACCGGCAAGAGAGGTTTGCGAATGTTGCAAAAGACCCTTGTGAAAATGTTTGACGGTGTGTTCTTTCTAAAGGACGAGCCTGAGTCCGCAACTGGTGCAAGCTGGAAGTTCCGTCGCAAGCTAATCTTTGGATCGTATCGACTCGGCTTTGCAATGATTATCTTCGGTGCTGTGACGTTCCTAGTAGACCAGTGGGGCGTCGGAGTCACTTTGATAACAGGCGGCGTATCGCTTATCTCAATAATCACTACGGCGTACACTGTAAGTGCATCGTGGCAAGACGGTAAAAACAATCAAGATTGGACCAATGGAGATGTTTAGTTTAGGATTCTGGCAGTTTGCCGGAGAACGTGCAATAAAGACCTTTGCTCAAGCAGGAGTCGCTTTTTTAGGTGGAGGCACTGTAGGGCTATTTGCAGTTGACTGGGTTGGCTTCTTCAGCATTGCACTCGGATCAGCACTATTGTCAGTGCTAACTTCTATCATTACAAAGAAGTCACTCTAGCCTTATTCGCCTTACGCAGCCTACCCCGCTGCCTAGAATTCAGTCCACCCCAAATACCGTGCTGCTCATTATTTATCATTGCAAACTGCAAGCAGAGCATCTGCACAGGGCAAGCCTTACATAGCATAACTGCGCTGTTCTTGTTTGGGCTTGGAGTGCCACCTTCTGGAAACCATGCCTCTGGATCTGTCTGCTGGCACGCTGGTGAGCCTGTTGCTCGGATGCCTTCTCCGAGTGCTGTTAGTGCTTGTTCTGAGTTCATGGTGAAACACTAATCAGCACAGTGCAATAAAGCAAACTGGAAAGCGTGCTAGTATGGTGAGTACAAGGCCGCATAGTCCAATGGTAGAGACAGCCCCAATACGGGTTGAAGTCTAGGTTCGATTCCTAGTGCGACCCCTAAGCAAGGTATTAACACCGCACTGTCTTTTGAGCAATCAGGAGGTGGTGCGGTTGTCTTTAACTATCTTTCGTCGGGCGATGTGCCGCCCCAAATACCATGCACCTGGTCAGTCTCGACCGCATACTCATAGCACTCTGCGATTATCGGGCATGAGTGGCAAAGCGCTTTAGCTGCCTTAGTTGCAGCCGATCTTAGTTCTGGTGTATCTAAATCTTCAGGGAAGAACAGGTCGGGTAAACGCTCGCAAGGCACGCCACCTTCTTTGTGGATGCTTTGTAATAGTTTGATATACCTAGTTGTAATCTGTCTGTTGCTCATAGTAATGTTCACAATACCAACAAAAGGAGATAAATATGGAATTTTATGCCCCTAAGCGTTTGAACGGCGCAAGGTTACTCGGCATATACGCCCCAGGAAGCCCTGAGTGGCACGCTGAGCGGTCTTTAGGTGTCGGAGGTAGTGAAGTAGGCACAGTGCTTGGTTTGAACCAGTGGGAGAGCGCCTATGCCTTATGGGCGAAAAAGCTCAACCTGATCCCGTCAGAGATAAAAGAGAACTGGGCAATTCGGTTTGGTAAGGCATTTGAAGCTCCGATTCTAATGTTGTGGGCAGAGGAACACCCTGACTGGGAAGTCTTTGAGACTGGTACTTATGCAGACGAAGATTGCGACTACCGACGCGCTAACCCGGATGCTATCGCCCGTCACAGAGAAACTGGTGAGCTTATGGTGGTCGAGGTCAAGACAGCGCGAATGAGCTGGGACGAAGTGCCTAGAGCTTACTTAGCGCAGGTGCAGCACTATATGGGCGTGCTAAAGATACACAAGGGCATCATCGTTGCGGTGGCAGGAATGACTTGGAACGAATACGAAGTGCCTTACAACCAAGAACTTATTGACGTGCAAAACGTCGCACTAGAAAGATTCTGGAATTCAGTCAAGTCTGAAACTAAGCCTGACTGGGATGGCTCAGAGTCAACTTACAACGCCGTGAAGCACA